TGAATATCCATGGCCTCAAATGCGTCTTTAGCTTCTCCAATGCCCCAAGACATATCGTTCATATTTTTAGCCAAGAACTTTAATCCGTTCGATAACACTTCCATGCTGGCATGTTCCTGGACAGCTGCATAGCCTAGTCTACTAAGAGTTTCATGGGCAATTCCGGTTGTTTTGTGCATTTTATCTATCTGTACTGCAGCTTCTGCGGTGCCACTTACAGACATTTTCATACCAGCAACAATTGCTCCTCCAGCTGCTGTTGCCGCAAGTCCAACTTTTCTTAATGTTGCTGCATGATCATCTAAAGTTTTCTTTGATTTTTTTATTTCAGCAGTAGCCTTATCTTTTGCCTGTAGTATAATTTCAATTATATTTTTGGACACTTGCTACCGCCTCACTTTCTTTATTAATTAATATTTAATACTGAGACTTCATTTAATCCGCTAAACTCAACAATCGCTTCAACCAGATTGTCCAAATCTTCATCAAAGTCGGAAATGTGAACTTCATTTTCTCCAACTTCGTCTAAAGACCCACTCAGTACTTTAGGATTGTTTACTCCATTTACAATAAAAAACTCAGTAGCTTTTAACTGAGTTTCCTGACTTTGCTGAAGCTTTACCAGTCCTTCGTTTAACACTTTTTCAAACCCAGCTATTATGATATTTCTTTCTTCTTCAGATAGCCTTTGTAAATCCTCAGGCTTAGGAAAATTGAAATCAGCCGGCACCACCTCAGCTGCCTTTAATAGCTTAATAGAATCTATTTTGCATATTTCTACTACTAATCCAGATGGTAATTGGTGTAACTTCGTTTTATGTTTCTTTCTAATTTCAGATGGAGAAGAAACTTGCATCAAATTCACCTCGTTAAAATATAATTATAAAAAGCAGGATTTTTTAAACGAATAGCAGTAATAGGTTATAATAACAATAAATTACAAAGGAGCTTAGATAATTATGTTTATAACTTGGGCATTATTGGTTGGGGCAGGCATTGTAATTATTCTAGCCTGGACTTTCGGTAGAGCAGTTTTCAATGTAGCTAAGGGAGAAAAAGTAGTTTGTCCATCATGCGGAAATGAAATACTTAAGAGTGGTACTGCTTTTAATTGTATTAAATGCAATTCCAAAATCATTATCCATAAAGACGGCACACCTATCAAAGGATAAAGGAGACCTACCGTGGTCTCCTTTATTATTCCTCTTAAGCAGGGTTATAACTAGCTATACTGTTAGTCAAAGTAGCCTTAAGTGCCGCTGCAGTGGAAGCATCATACTTAGCTTTACCTGTTACAGCAACCGTAATCCTACCAGCTCCACTGACTGATACTGGGAAAGCAGTGTACCTTACTTTTGGCAGTTCAAACTTTAAGATATTGGTACCAGAAGTAAAGGTAATATCAAAAGCAGTTTCTGTCTGGTCTTTAAACCTATTGTATTCAGCAAGGTCATTTACATCAAATGTAAAGCTGCAGTCAACTGTTCTTACTCCGTTGGGTCTGATTTTGCCTATCTTGGTAGTGTTGTTTAGAGTGGGGTAACCTTCTAGACTGTTATTTAGAGTAATGCTGACAGCCTCTAGGTTGGTGTTCGCGCTACCGCCAATAGATATGGCTGCCTCTGCCCAGAGAAATGGGCTCAGAGTTCCGAAGCTTGGTGTAGTCTTGGTTATTAAAGCAACATCCTTCGCAATAACTCCGGCCGTGGCTCTTAATATTTTTTGACCAACACCAAATTCAAAGGCAAGGCTGTTAACAACGCCACCAGCAACCTGGAAAGCTTGACCTAAATCCTTAAATATTTCAAAGGTATATGGAGGGTTAAAACAATCTGCCGCAAAAGCACTTTGGATTGGTGAAAACACATGAACATATGGACCTACGCCGGTTACAGATGGTGCCCCAAAGGCTGAACGCATTATATGCCCAATAGTATCGGGTCTAACATCAAAATTAAGGTCACCAGCAACTGTCTCTAGTCCTTTATAGCTTGGAGACTCATCCCTAATGCCTCTTTGCTCTTCACTCAACAGTTGCTCGATGTTATGCACAATGCTTTCCGAGTTAAACGGCAAATAAGTATCCGCCGCTACAGGAGTTCCAAAGGCAGTTTCTTTCGCTAGACCAAGATGAGCTAATTGTCCGATCATTACTTATCACTCTCCCTTTTGATTTTTATCTTTTCGTTTTGAGGCTTTGGATCAGCTTCAGCCTTCTTATCTATAACAAAGAGGCCAGAGCTTAACAACGCTTCTTCTTTATCCTTGCTAGCCTCGCCTTCCCACCCTGGTTCATACAAACCGATACCAGGTACTTCCCGGGTTTCGGTACCTATGTAAATTAATTTGACTGTTTTAATAACTGTCATGGCATTATCATCCTCCTCTTTTACTCTTAATTTCGTCCGGAATACTCTTAAACTCTTTGAGTGCATTATCAAGATGTTTATTAACACCCAATGTCAAGAAAGGCTGAGCTCTACCGCTTACCTTAAAACCTTTAGCACTCCGGAATAATAATGTATTCCCACCTTTCAAGAAAATATCCCATCTGCCTAGTCCGCTGGGAACCACATCAAATCCATGCCTATTTAACCAGGTTACCAAACCAGGTGCCTTGGAGAATGGTACAAAGTGACCAAACTGAGGTCCATACTTATACCAGGACGGAGCTTTAACTCCCTTGGCTTCAGCTGTCTTTTTGCCAAATTGCCCGGTACCATACTCAACGTAAGGTGCCTTTTGATTATTGGTACCCAGGATGCCCATGAGATCATCTTGAGAAGTTACCACCATGCTGTTGACGCTATTCCTTAGCTGTCCCTGATCCACGGGAGCTTCGCGCTTGGCAGTTGCCTCCATCCTAAGAATCCATTTCTGCAATTTAGTTATTGCAGCTGGCTTAATATCGCTAGCAATGTTATGCAAATACTCTATACCTTTGCCATCAACAATAATTTCAAAGTCCATAACTATCGCTCCATTACTATTGCAGATAAGCTTAACTCTGCTATGAGCTGGGGATTTTGTTTATCCATAAACACGCCTACAGTCCCATTGGTAATCTCATTATAAAGACACGTGCCGGCAAATCTCCTGTCTGACTTTATAGCTGCCATCACTTTGGGGATTAATGCTTTTATATCTTTCTGAGCCTTCTCGGCATCCTGGAGCTGAATATAAAGTCGAAGGGCCCAGTTATGAGATACCTCTTGGTTATTAGGCATGGCGCTATCTTTTTGATTGAATCCGGTATAAAAAATAGTCGCTGCAGGCAAAATATCTATAGAAAGTGGTTCATAGTCAAATACTTGTTGCAGCTCAGTCACTGTTTTTAGTGCAATAACTATCTTTGCTTCTATGGTTGTTAGATCAGTGGCCATAAGTATAATTCCACCTTCCGATTAAGACTTTTGATTAAGACTTTTATGTTCAGAAATAATTTACGTTAAGACTTTTATGCTAAAATAAACTTGTCTAAATATTACTAATATTAAAGTAGGTGATAAAACTGGTTGATAAGTTTACTTATGAGTACATAAAACCCGAAGGGACAGGCTGTGGTATTGCTTTGCGTTTTAAAAAGGTACCCCTTTCGGAAAGAGGAGAAGAATTGGCTAAGGACCGGGATTTTAATGTGATTGAGAATAAGCTTAATGCCGGAATTAAGAAAGAAGAAGATGAGAGCAAATAGTTACTTTCATCTTCTTCTTTTATTTTTCAAACTTACAATGTTTACCCAGCTCTACGCTTGCGATAATTATTTATAATAACTTTTACATGTGAGGGAAGTGCTGATGGCCTAAATACCTGCCCACCTTCTCCAAAGACAGTGGAAAAGTTTGCAATATCTGTTTTGTAATAATACTGCACCATAAGGATACACGCCTGTTCAATATCAAATGGCAGTGTCCGTGGATCCTCCACTGTCGCAACGCCAGGCAAAACGTATCCAGCTGTATAAACTACAGTTACGTTTTTCTTATTGTGTGTAACTCTTTCTGAAAGCCCCAATGCTACGCCAGATTTATACCAGAGGTCCTCTTTGTACAAGATGCCAGCCTCAGCTTCCAATTCGTAATCGGTATCCAACGTCAATGAGGTATCGTTATAAGTGCAGCTGGTAATCGCGGTCACTGGATAATTATCTAGCATAATCCTGGCGGTATTATTGCTTTCTTTTTTCTCTGTATAGGTAGCCTTGGCGAATTTCCGCTTAGTTTCATTCTTTAAAAAGTCAGAAGCCCGCTCAATAAGGTCTTCAACAATAGTGTCTTGAGTAGAGTCAGTTATCTTTAAGTACGACTTAGCCTTAGCCAGTGTAGTCAATGCATTTACAGAAAGGGTCATATATATCAACTCCTAGTTAGAGTTACTCTCAAAGAGATAAGGGGCAGTTTGCTATGCCCCTTGTTTTTGTTTGTTTAATTTTGGTCGAGTAGCCTTATTCGCCACTGGAGAAGGCTTTTTATTAACCTCGGGCTTAGCCTCTAATTCAACATCAGGCTTAACATCCACGTCAATATCTCTCTTGACTTTCGGCTCTGGTTCTTTGTAGGGCTTAGCAACTTTCATTGAATAAAAGCTATTAGCCAACCCTTCCGGCAAAGAATAGACTTGACCTTCTTGATAATCATTAATATTAATACCATCAACGCTGCCTGGGGCTGTCTTGATCATTTCAACTTTTGTTGGTGTCATCTCCGGTTTCACCGCCTTAGTGCGAATTACATCCCCAGCCAGGGTCATCTCCTGGCCGGGTTGTAATCCTTTTAAAATAGAACTACCGCTTGTTGCTAACATATCAGACTACTCTTAGGTAGCAGCAACTGCAGCAGGAGTTGTTACAGGTCTGCTGTTGGCATGACCGAGGATGCCAGTAACTGCTACCACAGCATTAGAAATACCGCCATCAGCATCGGTTATGTCAAAGTTAACGCGAACATATCGCTTGTTTCCCCGATAACCAACTTTTTGGATAACAGCATCCTCAGTGGCAGAATCAATCTTAGTAAAAGCTCCGATTAGGTCAGCAGCAGCTACAGTTGTGGCATCAGCATCAGCTGTAGTATCGCTTTCTTGAGCAATTGGAGTTACATAGCTATTAGCATCTGGAGTGGTAATTACTCCGATGTCAGCAGCCAAAACAGCAGATTGAAATCCTTGGGTATCAAGCCAAGCAGATGCTGTATCATTAGTAGTTATGTCTACCGGAGCCAGCAACTGAACGACGGCAATATCATTAGCTAAATCTCTCATGATTTATTTCCTCCTTATCCTTAATTTATTCGACAGCCATAACCTGAACTACATCAGTAGCAACCAAGTTAGTGGCTCCAAAGGTTAAAATGTGTACTCTAGCAGGAGTGTCTTCAATAGTCGCCTTATCAGTTACCCCGCCGATCCATGCCCCATCCGTATCAAAGTAGTTAACTAAGATTTTAGTTGGCGTAAACGGCATAGGGATATTTATTTCACCTGCCAGTATATCCTGGGCAGTGACCACATAATTCAAAATGGTCATCTGCTTAATACCTGCAGCAGTGCCTCCAGTGGAATTTTCCACTGTGCAATTAGCAACCGATGTGGTAGTAATGACTACGTTACCTGCAGTACCTACAGCATCCCATAAGAGAATAACGCTGTCTCCGCCGACAGATACTATTGCCGTGAAGGGAACTGCAGCTCTGGTATCACCGTTAATAGCAGCGGCCAAACTTGTAGCAGAATCAGCAGCGGAAGCGCCATTTGTCCAAACACCATTTGGTGCATCAGCAATATCAGCTTCTGCGTAGACAACGCCATCTATAGTGATGGTCATTGCAGCTTCGCCAGTTGCATTAAAATCAATAACTGCCTTGGCCATGGTTCCGGGATAGCGAATCAACGTATTAAGCTCAGCAGCAGTAGCATCAATAGCTGCACCAGCTTTTTTCAAAACTGTAGGATCCCATGTATCTACTTTGCCTGCGGCATCAACAACAACAGCTTTGCTGGCTGTAACCGTACCTGGTGTTACTCCATCAAGTCTATTAAGCTCAGCAGCCTCAGCAGTAAGTCCTTCTAGTTTGGGCAATTCTGTTTCCAAGTTTTCCAGAGCTTTCATTTCGTCAGTTACATCAACACCGTCAACCTTGACTGCTCCACCAGATTCAACAGATATCGTTCCTCCAGATTCAACAGTTTGCTGTCCACCGTCAGCTATAACCTGCTCATCTCCGCCCTGCTCTTTATAAACCTTAGCTTGGACTCCATCCATTTATATTCACCTCGCTTATAAAACTGCGGGCTCTAAATTATAGAGCCGCCGCAATTTTTAATTTTTTAAGTGCTTCGCCTAGAACAACCTTGCCACCTGTGTACTTAGTTGTATAGAACTCAATAAACGGCTTAGAAGAGTATGGGTCACGTAGAATCCTAATGTTAGAATTGTCTACGATCTGGTACCCTCTACGGAAATCACCAAAAAGAATAGGGAATGTACCAGCAGAGACAGCAGGCATATCTGGAGCTTCGTATAAGGAATAACCATTCAATGAAGCAGGTTGACCTGCTTGCATAGAAGGCTGCCACAGATAACGACCTTCGCCGTCCTTAAACTGGCGCACGATGCGAACAGTGGTTCTCTTCATCATGTAAGAAGCATTCTTAGCATAAGAATCCATCAGTGCATATTCCAAAGCAAGCAAACTGTCTGGGGTGAAAGTAGCAGCTGCACCGCTGGCAACTTGGCCAACATCAGCATCTGTTAATAAACCAACAGGCTTATTAATGCCATTACCACTTACAAAAGCAGTACCTTCAAGTTCGCTGAACTTACGAGCAACTCTAGCGTTGATGAAATTCTCAAAGTTGAATGCAGGATCATCAAGAAGCCGTTGAGTTGCCTTAGGCTTAGCATACATTTCGTTTAACGGAACGTTTTCCATAGCTATAGTACCACTTGTAGTTTCATTTCTAGCTTCACGCTCACCTACCCAACCAGCACCAAAGTCAGTAGAACCTTCTTTAGGAATATCAAGCCCGACAGTAGATGTGATTGTTTCTACGCTAGCTAACTGACGTACAGGAGATATTTCTCTGACCAAAGTAATGATTCTGTTAGAAATTTGAGCCGGAAGGAAATAACCTCCGTCAGGGTTACTGTCAGTAGACATTGACTTGCGCATCTCAGGAGCTACCTCACCAGTACGCATGTATTTCAACATCATGTCTTTTTGCTCCATAAGCACAGAGTCGTTTTCAGGGTTAAAAGCCAAAGGCCGCTTTAACTTAGTCTCGAACTCATCAATACGGTTATTAAGCTTTTCAATTATGCCTTTAGTTTCGCTGGTAGCCTCACCGTGCTTTTTAATTTCAGCTTCTTGACGATCCAGTATTGTTCTAAACTCACCGGTCGCAGCCTGAAGCTGTTCTGATATTTGTTTAAAATCCATAATTGTTTAATCCTCCTTCATTAATGATTTTAGGATGTTTGTGTTCTTAAGCTCTTAAATTCCAAGAGCATGTCACCAATCTGCTTGGCTTGTTCCTTTTCTTTTTCTTTCTCTTTCTCATCACCTTTGGGTGGAGGGTCAACTTCCACCAGCTTAAGAATTTCCTGAATATTATTCATAGCCTCTTTGAGCTTATTCAGGTTAGCTGAAGAGAGTACGCGCCCTGCTTTTGTTTCTGATGTTGCCATGCCTTTGATTCTTTCCATCAGCGCCATTATCGGGCTTTCGTCCTCAACGGTCTGCATTGTTTTCGCATACAGAGCTAAGACAGCTTTGTGATACTGAGTGAGATATTTGTCAATAAGTTTTAGCTTATCTTCGTTCTCCATCTCGCTCTCTTTCAGTACACTATCAACCGCTTCCTGTAGCGCCCAATGTATTTTCCAGCGCATATCTTCGATATCGCGCATAGTCAAAATAGCATCAAAAGAGTATAATTTTTTGGCTATTTCATGCACTGCATTACCTCCTTTCTCGAGAGGTAGAGATTTGTAGTTAGTAACCAAGGCACCCTCGTTCATCGCCCAGACAACCGGACTGAACTCATAGAGCCGTAGTTCCTTAAGGTGTCTAATACCCTTGGTATCATGCTCATACTTAATAGCATCATAACCAACGGATAACTCGGTAAGTACCTTATCTTTGAGTAAAATCTTAACGTCCTTACCCATTGATGTATTAGAGATTTTCCCCTTTACATACAATCCATAAGAATCTTCTCGCAGATCCAGTGGCTTACCAATAGGTAACCATTTATCATTATGCAGTGCTAAAATTTGTATCCGATTCTTGGCACTTGGGCCCCATTCGGCTAACGTCTTAGTGAATGCGCCGGGCTCAATAATATCGCCACCATCGTCAACAGTATCAAAAACGGCTGCATAACCTTCAAATATTCCTTGTTCCTCATCAAAAGATTTAATTTCGAAAGGAACAACTTTATCGTGTTGCCACTGCTTTTTCTCGTACAACTCCCCACCTCCTTTCCATGGATATAAAAAAGCCTCGCTAAAAGCGAAGCCTTCTTCCGTAATTTAGTTCGCGTTACTCTATAATTATTTTTTAGCTAATCCAGCTACTGTCGCGGTACCATGAGCGCCGGCAACCGTGCTTCTGATTTTAACCCGATAATAAGCATATGGAGCCTGGGCTACAACATAGGAACTAACTGCATTGGCCGCCACGTTAGCAGCAGCATTAACTACCACTTCGTCAGAATAATCAGCAGTATTAGCACCAAAGACTGTCCATGTCACATCATTAGTGGCTACCTTTATGGTATAGCTTAAGGATGCCCAGGGACGTGCATCTATCTCAGACCCGTCAATAACAGTATCAGCATTAACACTAGCCTGTTCTATAGCCCCGGTCTCATCAACTACAACAAATCTTTATGGACCGCCGACCAATTGTTCTGTCATATAATTTCAACTCCTTTATTAATAATCTCTAACTTAGTCCACCACCGGCAAAAGCGCACACCTGCAGTTTATTACCTCTTCAGGTGGACCGCTTGGATCACCAGGGAACATTAAGCCATTTGAAAAAGGTTCGCCAATAGGTACCATTTCTCCGTCCATTGCAGCATGGGAATCTCTAACTCTGTCATCCATTGTAGCTAACCATTCTTTTTTCTCTACCCCAGCTTTTTCATAAGTTAAAAATGCTCCATTTAGGACGGTGTTATGGGTTTCTGTCCTGGCTATCATCTCCGCCCGAAAGCTACTGGCATCAGCAAAAACCTTTTTAACACGCCCTTGCAGCTCGGGCATATTTTCGCCGCCAGCAATGCCCAAAGAAAGGGTGCTTCTGATAGCTTGCTTAGTAGTATCGTTTATACGTTTAACCTGCTCAGCTCCCCTGGTATCAATCCACTTAAACATTTCTTCACGAACCAGGCTAAACTTAAGGTCAAAGCCAAAAAGATCTTTAGCTGCATCGTAGCCTTGTTCGGCTGACGCTAACCAACCCGGACTTAACTTAACTAATAATTTTTTATTTTCTTCAGCCCAATCTAACATATCTTCCGGATCAGGACCCTTTTCTTTGAATTGCATTTTCTTTGTAGATGGAAATGCTTTAATCGCAGTATCTAATTGGTCAGCAAAAAAGCTAGCCATTATTTTATTTATCTTCTTTTCCCAGAGAGATGCTGAGGTATCAAATGCCCGCCATATTCCTATGCGCTGCTCGTTGGTTAGCATCTTTTTCCATAAATTTGCACCACTGAAAGCACCACTGGAAGCATCCCTGAAACCGCTGAAAGCATCACCACCTTTAATTAACTGCTTAAAATTTTCATTATTTTTTAATTTATCGTCCTCAAGAGGGTCAACATTAGATCCACCTGCACTTCCTGAACTGACAGGCACCAACAATTGACCTTTAGGTACAAATATTGTAGAGAAGGCTACTTTATATACATCGCCCTCTTTATCATCTGTTGGATAACCAAGCATCTCTTTTGCTTCATTACGGGTGAGAAGCGAATTTTCCCAACCTTT